TTGATCCAGTGTAGTTTGCATACTCATCCAGATAATGTTAAATTTAATAGTTTTCATTATTTGTGAGTTTTTACTATGAATTGATGAATTTTATATCTGTAGCTTTGCTATTTCTACATCTAAACGATCTATCCTTATCTGTATAGATTGAGTTAGATCTTTTTTTGTAAAAGTAAATCCTGGCACATTAGCAATATAACCTTCTCCAAACCAATATTCCTTATATGGAGCCATTGTTTTAAATACTGTGGATATGTACAAACATAGTCCTATATCCATATAAGCTTTGAATAAAGCATCATTAAATCTATTATAAGAAGACTTCTTATGCTTCTCAAGCATATCATTGTATGCTTTCCTAGTCTTTCTGAGTATTTGAAGTTTTGTCATGGTGAGGGGTTTTAACTATAATGTATGTAGACCTATTCTTGTTTTGTGTTTGAGCTTTTAGAGGAATAAGGGGAATATATGCCTGGAACCCTTACCACCACTCACTTACAGTTTATTATTTCAAGTAAAATTTAGTCTAGATAATTAACTCCAGATCTTCTTTCTACACTATTCATTCTTCCAGTAAGTACAAACACTTCAGCTTTAAGATCTCCTATCTTATCCTCAAGAGAATCAATAGTAGCTCTAAGCTCAGCTATCTCTTCAGATAATCTTTGCTCCATACTCTTCTTCATCTCTTCTTCAAATGGATCTTGCATATCTAAAGCTTTAAATGTTAAATAAATAATAAGTTACTGGAGTCTTATATACTAATCTGTAAACAGTTAGTTGCTCCAGTGGTTGGTGAACTATAGAGCATTCGCTGCTCATACTTACTTGTGCATAGTTTACTTTATGCTCAAAAAGATAGTTCATATTATACTTGACAGATTCTTTATTGTCATTTAGTTCCTTCTGCCAAAGCTAACTATAATGGTGAGTGTTAATGAAGATCTACTCAAGTACTAATACTTATGCATTAGCAGTTAAACAAGAGCTACTAGGAATCTAAATAGAGGTGCATGTACCTTGAACCTATTTATATCCTAGTAGCAGAAGTTTAATGTTATTGTACTGAAGAGGGATAAGAGCAGCTATTACTATCTTGAGGTTGGCTGTCCTCGACTTCTGGATATAGTAATCACAACCAGCCTTGTGCTGTACTCTGCTCCATATACTTTATTTTACATTTAAAGCTTGTCAGGTTTCAAGATATAGATTAAAGCTACTGCAAGTGCTAACATGGAGTCTTTATCTGTCAAGTAGTATTCGTCAATACTCACCCCTTCACAGAGAATCTATGCTTATGATAGGATATTCTTTTGCATCAATCAGTTAGATGTGTAGCTAAGATACAAGAACTATCAATTAACCCTTGCAGTAGCCCTAAGACTTTGTTTTATAACTATAAGGTAACATTCGTTGTACGTCATTTAGAGAGATGCCAATTAACTATATGTATACACATCCCTCTGCATCAATAACCAGTAATGGATATTCCTGGCTAGGACCAAATAAGAAGTGAAGGGAGCACAGCCTAAGCTGCAACTCCCTCCAACCACTATTACATTGTTGCTACTAAAGAGCCTTTCAATGAGTTAAGCTTACGCATAACTTCCTCTTGGATGGCTTCAATATCAACCCTTAAGCCAATAAGCTTAGGATCATATGCCACTTTAGTAATAGGATTAATACCCTCTTGAGGTATGAATGTGCATACTACCGGTAAACCACTACCAGGCAAAGCAGGAATGCCTTGACCAAATACACTGCTCCTATAGCAGAATGGCCTTAACAATTTACCTGCACTATCTTTGATAGACAGAACAGTATCTGCTGATTTAGCATTACGCTGGCTACCGTCCTTCTTGGTGTCAAAGGCATTCTCTACCTTAAGTAGCATTACCTTAACATCGAAGGAATTATCATCTCTGGCAGTGGTAAACATGCTGCCAAAGGTTGTACTAACTGATGATACTTGAGCTACTTCAGTAGCTTCTTTTTTGGCTGTGACCATGATCTGTGAGTTTTACTGATGAACTATAATCCTGGGGATTGTTCACATTCAAAAGTCCAAAGTAGACTTAGAAAGACCCTCATGTACCCCAGGCACCAAGAAGACAGCATTAGGTAGGGGGGTAGGTTTGATGCCAGGTACCTATGCCAGTAACAATAAAAGTACCAACACCAGTACTAGTAAGCCCATTTAATAAAATTTTAAAAAATTTTTTTAACTATAACCTATACCGGCTTTCAAAAGTGCCCTCGCCAACCATAAGCCTATAACCTAATATAGGCCCATTATAAGCTCATAGCCTTATATAGTCAAGCAATATATTTACCATTCCAGTAGGAAAGTAAACCTGTTACTTTACAAAAAATATTCTTTGAAATCATTCTCATTGACTATCAACTACTTACATTATTTAGTACGCTAAAACTATACTTAAAGCTACATGGATCCTTTATTTTGCTTATCTTTGTATCCGTTAGCAGCTTAATAGTTACCGGCTTTGAGGGTCCCAGAGGGATAGATAGAAGCCTAGACAGAGGGTTGGCCTAGTCAAATAGACATTATGGTGTTGTCCCCTCTAGCTAACAAAAATGACTTACAAGAATGAATACTCTGGGGTAGCAGTTAGATTACCGGTGCTACTGGAAGGCTTAAAACGGCAGAGGATAAGTTAGTAAGTTAAAATCGCAATCAAGTAATTGGTTGTCAAAAGTCACTGAAGTGAGGGGAGATATTGTATAATAGTAACAATGAAGAAACAAATAAATGATCAATTCATATCATCAGAATACGAATTTTATAAGTTCTATTTTAATGTAATGAATATCAGAAGGTTAAAGAAGTTTAGGCTAACAGGCCATGAGATTCAGCTAATCTCAATAATCTGTAGTAAGCCTATGGAGTACTTTCTTGATAAAAAGAAGAGTAAGAATTATCAATCAAAGAATTTTGAGCTAGCTAAAGAACTAAAAGTAACTAGGTCAGCGTTATATAATTTAAGATCCTCTATTATAACTAAGGGAATATTAATAGAAGATGAGGATAGCTTACTAAGCTTTCCTAAAGAGATTCAGGTACTTAGGCGGGTAATAAAGGATAACTTAGCCAAGGATCAGAAGTTTGAGTTTGATTATGTATTTAATTTCACAATAGAAGAACAAGTAAAATGACAAACATAACAACTCTTAAAGATGATATAGAGTTGGGTATTAAAGCTTTCGTAGAAGAAAAAGGTAAGCGCCCAACCTATATTGTTCTTGGTAGAGATACTTATTTACTGCTAAAGACAATTCATGATATACCACCAGATGAAGAGATACCGGTATATGCAGGATATATGGTTCATATTAAACCAACAGAAGAAAACCTCATAGAGTTTATTTGATGGAAGAACTTAATTAACAAAGACCTTTAACTATATGTATAGAACATATACCAAAAGCTAAATCGAATGAATAAAAATCTTATAGAACTAAAGACTGACGGGTTATATAGAGAAGACGGATCTAAAATATCTTTAGTAGAAGCTAGAATTATACTCGCCGGACTAAGGAATAATGATAAAGACGAAGTGCTGAATAAGCTAAATGGAAGAAATTTACCAGAAGGTAGCAGAGAAGTTAGGGGTACCCATTAATATAGTTAAACATTGTATTGACCATAAGTATTGGTGGATAAGAAAGAACTTAGCTGAAGGTACATATCCTGCAATCCTAGATAATCATTTTGGCACCTTTGGTATAATACCATACAAACTAAAAGGCTTAATAGATTACCCATTAACACGAGCAGTAGCAAAGAAACAAGATAGCACTAAAGCAATTAATGCATTAGATAAAGCAAAAGAATGGTACAAAGTAGTAGCAACTTATAAACAAAAACGAAAAAGAAAGAAATGAAAGATGAACCAATAGTAAGTGATATGTCAAAAAGTAATGGTGGCACTCCACTTATTTTAACAAGTAAGGATGGATTTGAGAGGGAACAAGAATCTCTTAAACTGGCCCAGGAAGAAGTAGAAAAATACAATAGGGAAACTGAGGCAATGTCAGATATACCTGAGCCTATTAAAAATAGGTCTTATGTTAATGGTAATATCGTGGTTAAACTTTTTAAAGAGGATCACGCTAGGATAGCAAAAACTGTAACTAACCAGTTAAATAGTGAACCTCTGTTAATTAAAAGCATATCAAAAATAGCAGTAGATGTACCATCTTCATCTGCATATGGAAGTCATAAGATAGTAGACAATCCACTACCTTATTTATTTGAGGGTGTAGTAGTAGCAATGGATCCAAAGATTAATGAGAATAGTAATCTGAGTGCTAAACTAGAAGTAGGTAATATTATTCAAATGATTTCTTTTGATCTTAAAAGTGATCGTTATTATCCATTTAAGAATCAACGTGATTTAGTTACTATGGATGATTATAGCTTTAGTAATTATGAAGGCTATGCATTAGTATCAGCATCAATGATAGAATCAATTTCAACTAAAAGGTTTATAGGATAATGAAAAAACTATTCACAGTACTAGCATTATTCTTTTCTTTTGCAGTAGGAGCACAAACTTTATGTAGTCAGTATATGCAGAAGTATGACTCTACATGGACTACAGAACAGTATAGACTATCACTTAAAGCAAGTACAGTAAGATCCTCAATACCAGCAGTAGGTGTGCCTTCATTTATGATAGTAGCTGCACCAGCAGTATCATTAAGTTTCTCAGAATTTGAGGTTTCTAAGAACTCAATAGTTCCAGCAGGGACTCTAGCACCTACTTTAGGGTATGATATAATCTTTGGCACAGGCACAAGAAATGCTAATAACACCTGCACAGTAGATCAAGACTTTAGTATAGGAATAGCAGCTAGTGGTGGAGTAAGCTTAAATGGTGGTAAAGCCTCCATAGGTACTGCTGTTGTTGGTGGTACATTGGGCTTCAAGCAGTATGGAAAACTATTTGCTGGATATGACATAGCAAATAAGACTCCGGCATTTGGGGTAGCTTTAAGCATTAGTACTTTCACCTTTACGCAGGGAGATAAGTTCACTTACATACTTAAGTACTAATGACAGATTTCAATATAGCCTTTCAGCTTACATTAGGTCATGAAGGTGGACTATCAGATAATTCAGTAGATCCAGGAGGATTAACATATAAGGGTATTTCACAGATAAACTTTCCTGGTTGGGAAGGATGGGATATAGTAGAGGCAGTAATGAAAAACTCTACTATAGAGAATGCTACTAAATACTTAGACACTAGTATTGTTCTACAGTCAAAGGTAAAGGATTTTTATCTAGCTCACTTCTGGATAGGCACTAATATACAGGCTATACCTACACAAGCTCTCGCTAACACATTATTTGATATAGCAGTTAATAATGGAGCTAGTACTTCAATTAGTTACTTACAAAAGTCCCTACAGCTTCTAGCTACAATATCTAGTGCTAGTAAAATAAGTATTGATGGAGTACTAGGAAGTAATACTTTGTCTGTACTACAGAGCTACTTAGATAGTTATAAAACGCATGTAGGCAGAAGCCCTCTGCTAAATGAGCAGGTTATAATAAAGGTGATACACTACTTTCAAGTACAGAAGTATGTAGGTATTGTTCAAGCTAATGCAGATGAGGAAGTATTTCTTTATGGGTGGTTAGTTAGAGTATAGAATAAGAAGAAGAAAAAAGTAAATAATAAAATGGAAAGCCAACAAAGAAAAATTGAACAAAGACTTACACACTTCAACAGACCAGATTTTGTTGATGCTCCTCTATATGTGATAGCAGTAGTATTTAATCCACAAAGATATAAGCGCCGGTGGGAGCTTTATAAGATATTTGAAAGGTATGTATTAGATACCAATGAAGCACACTTGTACACAGTAGAGTGTACATTTGGGGAAAGATCTAAAGTATATACAGAACAGATAACAGATAAGCATACAGTTATACATGTCCAGACAACTTCTGAATTATGGATAAAGGAAAACTTAATAAACATAGGTATACAGCACCTACCAGAAGATTGGAAATATGTAGCATGGGTAGATGCAGATATACAATTTGCCAGGCATGATTGGGCAGGAGAAACTATCCAACAACTTCAGCATTATGACTTTGTTCAGATGTTCTCTCACTGTCAGGACCTAGATAGTAATAGTGTCCCAATTAATGGTAGAATGTTTGATGGTTTTATGTACTCTTACATCAATAACATATCCTTTACCGGTGTACCACCTACTCCAGAGACAGTAGGCTTAAAGAAAATTAACACTTTGTATGGAGCACAGACAGGTAAAATTTGGCACCCAGGCTTTGCTTGGGCAGCTAGAAAAGAAGCTATAAACAAAGTAGGTGGACTAATAGATTTTGCAGTAACAGGAGCAGCAGATAGGCATATGGCTCATGCTCTAGTAGGAGATGCTAGTGGATCTATAGAGGAGGTTACTAACGAAGAATATCGTAAAATGGTTCTTCGTTGGGGTGATAACTGTGATAGATATATTAAAAGGAATGTAGGATTTGTACCTGGTTTAGTAAACCACTTCTTTCATGGTAACATACAGAATAGAAGGTACTATGATCGCTGGAAGATTTTACGTGAAAATGATTATAACCCATTCACTGATATAAAGAAAGATTGGCAAGGACTCTATCAACTTACAACAGAGAAGCCTAATCTAAGAGATGGATTACGTGGTTACTTTAGGCAAAGGAATGAGGACCAGCTATCTGACTAAGTATGAGAAGGAAGATATACAAAAGCTCAACAGACTTAGAGATATATAATGATATGGTCTCTTTCGTAGTAGGACCTACAATGGCTAAGATAGTTTCTAATTTGGAGCTAGACCCAAAAGTGTATATTGATACAGATGGTGCATCTACAACTTATACCAAAGGAGAGGGAGTTCTAATACTCTTCTCAGAGGAGTGCCTATCAGTAGAGTACATAGCACATGAATGTGTACATGCAGCTAACTATGTGTTAGTTAATACTGGTATAAAGGTATCTACAAACTCTGATGAAGCTCATGCTTTTCTAGTTGGGCATTTAACTGGAAAGATACTTAGTGACTTAACAACAAAAGGAAAATATAAAATACCAGCAAGATGACAGAAAAAGAAACATTATACTATTTACTAGGTAAACTAGAGTCTAGTAAAGGTGGACTTACACAAGAAGAAGTAGATGGACTACTAGATATCATTAGATTAGGATTATCTTTACCTAATAGCGCTAAACTTCCCATAATAGGAACACCTTATACACAACCTATAGGACAACCTTATATTCCTTATACTACTCCATCAACTCCTTATAATCCACCTTATATAGTTACTGGAGATATTTCTCATAGAACAGCTATTAATTTATATAGGATGGAAGAAGGTCAAACTAAAAACACTTTGGAAGATTATACTACTAATCTAAAATCTCCTAATGTATTAGATATATATCATGACGATAAGAAAGATCAAGATGATAATCTCATAGGTTGGGCAAGAGTTGCTTTGAAGTCTGTAGAGCAGTGGAAAAATAGAACCTTAGAAAGTACACCTTTTATAGAGAATAAATGTCAATCTTCACAGTAAGAGATAATGTACCTCAAATAACTCCTGAAGGATTATTTATTCCAGAGATGAAGCACATCTGGGATGATGATAAGTCTACTAATAAGTCTAAAGCTACTCAAGTACTAGCTTACATTTATCATATGGCAGACCCTAGATCTGTGTATCATAATATAGCACTAGACACCAGGGAAGAGCAGATTATAAAGGACTACATTAAAGATAAAGACTGGGAACCTAACGTTATAGTAGTAGAAGCTATAAAGAAATACAAAGTACTATCTGAAACACCGGCTTCTAGATTATTAGATATAGCTAATGACACAGCAGATAAAATGGCTAACTTCCTAAAGAATATGGACTTTGCTGCTGTAGATAAATTAGGTAAGCCTAAATACCCTACTAACATGATAATGTCTGCACTAGAGAAGTTACCTAAAGTAGTTAGTGCTATACAGGATCAGACAATAAAGGTTAGGAAGGAACAGCAAACCTCTAATGTTAATGTAAGAGGTCAGGAGAAATTTAATATGTTTGAGGAATAATAATGGTTAGAGAAAAGCTTACATTAGACCCAAGAGTAGCAGTAGTTATAACAGATCCTTTGCAGGGCTGTCCTATAGATACTATACTATCTAATGAAGCTGTATATGGTAAGATCTCTAGGGCTAGTATGCTAGACCCTATGAGAAATACTGAATGGCAGTATTTATTCTTTAATGACTCATCTGTATTTAGTCCTGCATCTAACGCCTTTAAAAAATCAAGAGAAGACAATAGTGGTACTGGAGTGGAGCCTAGTTATACTAGCGCTATACCAGGCACAATAGAGTATAAAGAGTTTTGGACCAAAGAAAGAGATAGGTGCTTACAAGGATATGAGCCTTATATAGATGGTAAGCCTTGTGGAGTAAGAATACCAGGAGAGTACTATTTCTATCTTAACTACTGCTTAATAGAGCTAGTAGCTATTAATAAAGATACTGGTGAAGAGATAGGTGAGCCTGACTTTCCTATCTTTTGCACAATGGATTACTACTGGTTTAAGGAACTAGAAAAAAGGGAAAATCCTAAGAATAGAGAAGATAAGAAAAGCCTTATAGTAGTTAAGGCTAGAAGAAAGGGTTTCTCTTTTAAGAATGCAGGTGGAGCTATGTGTAAAGTTATCATTGCCGCAGAGTTAGGTGTTAAGGCAAAGGACACCTTTGACATGGCAATGGATATGCTTGACTTTCTAAATCAGTATACTGAATTTGGTGGTCCAACAGTAAATAGAGTATCTACTAAAGATCATTGCTATGTTAAGGCGGGTAAGGAAGTAGAAGAAAATGGAAAGAAATATGTTAAGGGAAGAAAGTCCGTAATAACAACTGTTACTCTTCACAATAACCCAAAAGCAGCTGTAGGTAATGGTACTAGTAGAGTACTATTTGAAGAAGCTGGTCTTATAACCCAACTTAAGCAAGCCTGGGGTTACACTGAACCTACTCTAAGATCAGGAAAGATATATAAAGGTATTGCAATTATATTTGGTACTGGTGGTGATATGAAGGGAGACTCACAGGACTTCTCTGAAATGTTCTATAATCCAGAAGCATACCATTTAGCTTCATTTGATAATATTTATGAAGAGACAGAAGTACATAGTAAGTGTGGATATTTTGTAGATGAGATGTGGTTTAGGGAAGGGGATGAAATGATAGATGGACAGAAAGTATCCTTATTAGATACTAATGGAAATGCTATTAGATGGGCAGCTGAGGTATCTCTTAATCGTGAAAGAGAGGCCTCTAAGAACAAGGATAGGGCTTCACTGGCACTAGACCTTACTCAGTACTGTAAAACTCCTTCAGAAGCATTCCTTATAGTAGGTGGAAATATATTTGCTTCTATTCTACCAGAGCTAATAGCTAGGTTAGGTAAACTTAAGTCAGATAGAGCTTATAGGCTCCTGGGAACTAAAGGTACTCTAGTAGAACAGAAAGGATTAGTAGACTTTCTACCAGATCTTGAAGGTAAGCTTCAGCCTATTGATACTTACCCTATTAAGCCTAATCAAAAGAATAGGGAAGGATGTCTGGTAATATATGAACAGCCTAGAGAGATAAGAGGTCAAATTCCTTCTGGAGCATACATTATATCAATGGATACTATTGGTATAGAGGAGTCAGGTGCAGAATCTCTTATTTGTATAATGGTCCTCAAGACTAAGAAGTACATGTATGAGATAGGCTTTGATGATCTTGTAGCTATATATGTTGGTAGGGCTAAAGAAGATCCAACTACCTTTGCTAACTTTATAGCATTTAAATTATCTAAGTATTATAACGCTAAAGTAGACTTTGAAAATGATAGGAATGGTGCAGTAGTACAAGAGTTCTTTATAAAGAATAATGCACTTAGCCGGTTAATGGACTCTCCTAATAGAACAATGGAGAAACACATAACTAATAGTGCTACATCTAAGAGGGTGAAGGGACACTCTATGGGATCTCCTAAACATGTGGAGATGGGAGAAATATATCTTAAGAGGTGGCTAATGCAGTCTAGAGGTATTAATCCAGATAATGGATTAGAGGAAAGAAACTTAGACCTGATACCAGACATAGGATTACTACAGGAACTAGTATCCTATAATAGAACAGGTAACTTTGATAGAATTAGGACACTAATGGGTTGTGTAATACAACAAGAAGAGGTGTATAATCAATATGCCAGCGAAGAAGATCCTGGTAAAGAAACAGTAATGGATCAGTTTGCCAGGAAGTTCAATGAGTATTATGGTGGAGATGATGAATCTCATGCCTCTTATGTTTACAATAAAAATAAATCCAGGTATGATTCACTTACCTAAGCAAAGAATATCCTACAGTAAAAAGAATAAAGCCTGGAGAAAGGACAATATTGACTACCGCTGTTCACAGGCAGATAGTCAATATATAGTTGACTATGCTAGGATGCAAGAAAACTATAACCTGCATAACAATGTCTTAAACCAGAATGACTATAAAAGATTTGCAGATCCACTAGGAGTAGATGATAAGTTAGGTAGAGACTATGTTCAGGCATTTAATCATACCTATAATAAGATTAATGTACTAGTAGGTGAAGAACAGAAGAGGCCCTGGGAGTATAGTGCTATCTCTAGCAGTGAAGATGTTTCTAATGAAGTAATTAGGGATAAGACTAGGGATATGCAGAGATTAATAGACTTTAATCTACAGAAAGAAGTAGCTAAGAATCAGCAAAAGATACAGTTACAAGTACAACAACAAACTCAAGGTCTTCCACCAGATCAGGCTAAGCAGCAGCAAGAAGCTTTAATGCAGGAGCTTCAACAAATGGAACAGAGAATACTTAATCCTGAGCAGATAGCAGCTAAGTATAAAAACTATAAAGTCTCTCGTGAAACTCTAATGGAAAAACTACTCCGTAGAGCAGAGATAGCATATAAGCTTAGACATAAGAAAAACCAAACTTTCTTTCATGCTAATGTTAGTGGAGTAGAAGCTATAGAAGTTTCATTAATGAATAATCAGGTTAATGTAGAAGTACTTAACCCATTAGGTTTAGCATATCACAAATCTCCAGAGGTACAATTTATACAGGATGGAGATTATGTTGTATACCGTAGGAGAATGACTATGAGTGATGTTATGGATCACTATGGTAAGGACATGGAGGAAGATGACCTACGTACTTTAGATAGCCAGGTAGGTGGTATATTTGGCCTTGATGCTAAGATGTACTCACAAGGAGGTTGGGATCCTTCTCACTTTGAAAATTTAGTTTATAGAAGGGGAAGATTCTCTGCCTATGGAATGACAGACTTTCATCACTTAGGACAGTTTGGACAAGAACTTTCTACAGATTTTGACTATCTTAATGTTTATACTATCTACTGGAAATCCTTCCGTAAGATAGGTTTCTATACTACTATTAATGAGTATGGAGATGAGATTCAACAAGTAGTAGATGAAGCTTTTACAGTACCTAAATATGCTAAGAATACTAGTTATTCTGATGATGATGGTGAAACACGTTCTAGAAAAGAATGGATTAATGCTGAGGGTATGCCAGAAGCTATTGAATGGGACTGGATACCTGAAGTATGGCAAGGTACTAGAATTGAGTCTAATATCTATGTAAACATTAGGCCTATTACCTTCCAGTATATGTCTATGGAAGATCCTAAGAGGTGTAAACTACCAGTATATGGCGTTGCACATAATGGATATAATGCTCCAATAGTTTCTACTATGGATAGAATGAAGCCTTGGCAAAAGCTTTATCTAATGGTTATGTCTAAGTGGTTAGAGCTTATAGCTAAGGACCAGGGAGTAATTAATATGTTTAATACTCTCCTGCTGGATCCAAAATTTGATCTTGATAAGACTTTGAGGTACATGAGGGATACCGGTGTAATGCCTTATAATCCTCTTGCTAATGCAGAAGGTGCTGAAAGATTAGGTAATACTATGAAGCCTGGTGAAGCACTTGACTTATCTTCTAAAAGGATAAGCGAGTATACACAGATACTTCAGTTCATTGAAGCTAATATAGGTGAAGCTGCTGGTGTATCTAAACCAAGAGAGGGACAAACTTCTACCTATTCTAATGTTGGAGATAATAAGCAGGATATAATGCAGTCTTCTCACATAACTGAAGCTATATTCTCCTTACACGATCTTCTTTGGGAAGATGTACTTAATGGAGTAGTTCAGATGATGCAGTTAAAGTACTCTAGATCTAAATCTAAAACTGAGCGCTTTATATTAGATGAAGATGAAATCTCTATTTTAGAAATAGGTGAAGGTATATTTGATAACCTGGACTATGATGTACAGATAGCTAATAATGGTAGAGCAGCTCAATCTCTTGAATTTCTTAAACAGAATGCTGTTCACCTATTACAGAACCAGCAGAATGCACTTAGTATGTTAACTAAGCTTATGACTACTGATAGCCTATCGGAGTTTGGAGTTTACATTAAGCAAATAGAAGATGAGATAGGCCAACAGGCACAACAAGCTCAACAAGCTCAACAACAGACTACTCTTCAAGTACAACAGATGAAGAGTGCAGATCTTCAAAAGGATAGGGATCTTAGAGAAGATCTTGAGACTATGAAGACTAATGCTATGGTCCACGTAGCTGAGATTAATAGCTTCTCTCGTCAGAAAAACCAAGACTCTAATGACGATGGTATACCAGATCAATTAGAGATAGAAAAACTACGTCAATCTGGAGAAGATACTGAAAGGTATTATAACTTAGAACAAGCTAAGCTTGATGCTAAGACTTCAAAAGAAGCTGAAGATACTAATACTGAAAGGCAAAAGATAGCTTCTCAAGAAAAAGTAGCTCAGATTAGAGCTTCCTCAATTAAGAAAAAAACTGGCAAATAACCATATATAAATCATAACTGTCCTAGGATTACTATTCTAGGGTAATTAGTTTAAAATTTAGTATTAACTTTGTAATAGAAAATAGATGGAAACAACTAATAAAGTAAACGGTATTAACTTTAGTAATAACCCAGATGGAACCTCTAACTTTCCTACCTTCGATTTTGAAGAATTAACTAGGAATGCAGTAGAGAAGACACCAGCTGAGATCAAGGCAGAAGAAGAAGCTGCTGCTAAAGGTACTAATAAGAGTAAAGCTACACCAGCAAGTAAGCTTGAAAATGCTGTACAGGAAGGTAATAATCAAGACCCAACTAAACAAGGAAATGTAGTACTTGATATAGATATTGATTCAATACTTGCTGGTAAATCAGTATTTAAGAAAGAAGAAGGAAAAGAAAATAGAGAGGAAGAAGAGGAAGAGGAAGAAAGTGAGGTCCTTACAGAAAAGGAACTTCAGGCAAAGAAAGCAAAAGATCTTGAGGAAGCAAAGAAAGCTAAACAGGATGAAGGTGCTACTACACCAGAACAGGCTCAGGAAATCTTTCAGACATACATTGATCTTGGTATTCTAAACCTACCAGAAGACTTTAAGTTTGATGGTACAGAAGAAGGACTTCAGAAAGCAATAGCCTTAGATAATGAACTGAGGATGGAAGCAGTTACTGAAGACCTTAAGAATCAAATAAAGGACCCACGAGTGTTTGAACTCATAGATCATGGAGTTAAAGGTGGACAGTTTGCAGACCTTAATAAACTCTTTGCCATTCAACAAAGAGAGATAGACCTGGAGAAGATAGACACTTCTAAAGATGATCAAGCTAAACAGGTTATAGAAAAGCAACTTTCAGCTTCTGGATTATCTAGTAAAAGAATAGCCTCTACAATAGAAGTTCTTGAAGATAAAGGCGAACTTAAAGATGCAGCTGATGAAGCATTAGCTACTCTTAAAGAGGCTGCTGGAAAGGAAAAGAAAAACGTACAAGCTTTTGCAGAAAAGCAGAATAAACAAGCCAAACAGAACCAGGAAAGATATGAACACGAGTTCTTATCTGCTGTAGATGAAGCTGGTTACTTACCTGCAAAGAAGCAACAGATATTAAATACATTTCAGCCAATTAAGTTTAATGATGGTTCTGAGATGACAAATTACCAGTATAAGTATCAGCTTATCTCATCTAATCCAAAGGATTTCCTTAAACTAGTTGAGATTATTTCTGACTATGATCCTAAGAAAGGCTTCTCTACAAAGAGAGAAGGAGATGCAGCTACAACTGTTTCCTCTAAAAGCCTACTGGATAAGTTAAAGAAGCATGGTACAACAAAGGCTAAAGGTGAAGCAGGTGGTGCTCCAGACAAACAATTATTTGCCCAGAACCCACTTAATGGAAGAGTAAAAATATTATAAAAACTAAAAGCACAAATACATGAATTTCACAATGCAGGGCTTAATGCCTACTACAGTAACAGAAGGTTTAGGGGGTAGCTCTTTTAATAGCACCCACTTAACTAGAGCCTATGGATTGGACAAACCTCATGATTTGTCTATGAATGCACTTGGTTTAACCCAATTGTTTTCTGCTACAGACATTTACAATAGTAAACCTCTATTAGGTATGACAGAAGCTAAAGGTAAGAAAACTATCCTTAGCTCTAATCAGTATACCTGGAAACTGTCAGGCCATAAGAAACAAAAACTGCGTGTAACTGAGGTAGTAGAAACTTCTACTAAGCCAGGCTTAGCACGTCAGGAATTTCAAATAGTACTTGATAAAGGTTGGTTCCATTATCCAGATGTGCTTATTGGTATGTCTAACTTATATAACTTGGAAGTTGTAGGTAATCCTACTCCAAGGAATGGTGGTAGCTTCTTATACAAAGTACGCTTACAAACAGATGATACTAGTCTCTTCTTTCCTGTATCTTTAATTCAGGTAGGGCAAGAATTTCGTAAGGTATCTACTTCTGTAGCTGATGAAATGAATCAGGATTATGGTACAATGCAGTTTAATTCAATCTTTGAATTGCGTTCTCAAGCAGGTAATGTAGCTGAAAAGTTAGAGTTTACTGATAAGGCTTTGAGGATTGATAAGAACTCTGGTGATCCAGTTCAAAAACTGAAACAGTGGCGAGTACCTTTCTATGATAATGATGGCAAAGCATATCTGAACTTCATGCCTATGGCAGAAGCTGAGATGATGAATCAAATATATGAAGACATTGAGTGGGGTTTGAACTTTGGGCGTAAGTCTACAGTTACAGGTCCACAAGGCTACCTGAAAAGGACAGGTCCAGGTCTTCGTCAACAATTGGAATACAGTAATGCTCTTTACCATAATGGTAACTTAACACTTACACGTTTGGATGAATGGTTATCTGCTATCTATCGTGGTAGGAAAGATGCTACACCTGAATCACGTAAGCTGGTTTTAGCTACCGGTGAAATGGGTGCTAGGATGTTTCATGAGATGGTAGCTACACAAGCTTCTGCTTTCTTAACTCTGGATACATTCTTTATCCAAGGTAAGGATCCACGCCATTTGAGCTTTGGTGCTCAGTTTACCAATTACAAAGGTAAGAATGGTTTGGATGTTACAGTAATGCTGGATCCTAACAAGGATAATCCAGACTACTGTCCAGAAATGCACCCTATCTATACAGATACCCCAATTGACTCCTGGAGGATGGATATTTTGGACTTTGGTTCTACTAAAGAACAGACTACCGGTGAAATGGGAGATAACATTTCAATGGTATCTGAAAAGTATGCTGACTACTATTTCTGTAGCGCTGGTAAATGGGATAAACAAACAGGCTTCCCTATCAATGATGGTGGAATGGGATTAGCAGGTGGTGTAGGCGGTTATGCTTGCTTCATTGAAAAATCCTTTGGCTTAATGATTAGGGATATTACCCGTTGTGGATTTATTGCATTGAGGTTCGATAACTAATATATGACTGAATACATAGTAGTACAAGATACAACTGGAGGTGGGCTGGCTGCTAAAGTAGCAGTACAGCTTGCTGCTAGTTATGTAGTAGTTGGTGGAGTATCAGTTACAGCTACTAGTGTGTTTAATCCATTAACTGGAGTATATACAAATACAGTAATTTATGCCCAGGCTATGGGCCAGTAAACAAACAAAGAAGAAGAAACAATGAAAGTTATAATTAAACCAGTACAGAAAGAACAACCAGCAGTAAACTTTACTCGTGTAACAGATTCTCGTAAAACAGATTATGGTGTACAAGAACAAGTTGTTGCTGAAAAAGAATTAACTAGGGCACCAGGTACAAAGCAAACTATTTGTGCTAACCCTTCTAGGAGACTAGCAGGAGCATTAAATACAGGTCTAACTGACATGGTAGTTAATATCTATAAAGATCTAAAAAACTATGCAACCCCAGATTGGGAAAAAATGCTTAAGGGTAAGGAAGAAATCCTACTGCAAACTCTATTAGAGTATAAGCACGGTAAAGCTATTAACTATTATACTAATCAACCTTTTAGGGGTACAGGTGATAAGTCAGATGTTGATAAAATACCTTTCTTTCAGACAGGTGAAGCTCAATTGTCTTTAAACGATGGAGCTACTATTCTGGACACTGAGAATCCTCTTGATGAAATCAAATATCATATCTGCTTAGCCAATAACATTGTAGCTAATAACTATAATGAAATTACCGGTGAAACACAATATGTTATTACTTCAGAAGAAGAAGAAGGTAAAGAGAAAGCTTCTAAAGGTAAAAAGATTGATAAAGCTATATCACACATTGTTGATCTGGAAGATAAGAATGATGATACTCTTATCAAGTTCTGTAAAGCAATTGGTGATGAAGTAGCTAAGAAAGGTATGACCAGGCCACAAGCTTATAATGATCTATCTGCTTTTGTAAGAAGTACTTCTACCAGGTTAGCTCACTTTGAATCTATCTATAAGATGTATTCAGAGACAGCTACTAGGGCTAGATTTGAAGCTTTAGCATTCTTACGTGATCTTGAAGATTATGGTATAGTATCAAATAGGGGTTCTAAATATGTATGGTATAAACCTCAAGAAGAAGATGGCAAACAGCCAGTACCTCTTACCTTTGATAGGAAAGAAGAAATGCTTGACTTCTTGACAGACCCTAAGTTTTCTATCGAGTATGAGGAAATGAAAACACAATTGAAATTTAAGTCTAGAATGTCATAAGAATGAACATAGCCCAAATGCACTACGAGTTTAAGCTTCAACTAGATCAGATTGATAGCTTAGAGTCTGTAGGTCTTAATCCGGTAGAAATAGATACCTACATACAAAAAGGTATTTCTCTCTGGGTAAAGGATAGATGGGATAATGCTGGCAAAGTAAGAGGCTTTGAAACTGACCAAAAGAGGACAGATAACCTAAAGAGCTTACACGTACATTCTCCAGCAGTTCAACCAATTCTAGTACCAACTTCAGTAGGTAATGGATACTATGAGTTAAAGCTCTCCGCTTTACTTTATCCTTACATGTTCTTAACTGCTGCTGATATTAATATACAGAAAGGCACTTGTATAAAGACAGCAATAAGACAAACAGCTTACCACATTGATGATAAGAAAGATTACTATAATAAGCCTAGCTTTGCATGGGAAAGAGTATTGACCTCATTTGGTAAATCCTCTAGCTCTACTGATGGTCTTTCTTCACTCTTCTTTGATACAGGAAATGATTTTATAATTACCGGTGTAGCTATAGATTATGTAAAGAAGCCCAACATTGTATTCTTTGGTGGATACAATAGTATTAGTGGGCAGTACCAATCTACAGATCCTCAAGTTAGTTGTGATATAGATCCTGATTATCATGATGAGATAATAAGGTTAGCAGTAAAAGAAGCATATACAGACTTACAAAACCAGCAAGCTACTTCTATTAAAGCTAGAGATACTGAAGCTGATAAAAATTAACAAAACACAAAATTTGAACTATGAGTTATTCACAAAACAAAGTTAGGGTAGAAAAAACCCTGGTGGAAGCTGGCAATATAGTATTACCTGCTGGTGGTACCCCACTAATTAATACTACCTCTGGGGTAGTTGCCCTTGCTAATGGCCAACTGGCTATTGTGGATGCAAGTGGTAATGGTACTAATACAAGAAATACTTCACTCACTGCTGGAGATACTGTAATAAATAGCCCTATTATAGCTATCTATCAGGGTACACCTGATAGTGCTCAGTTAGGCTCTTTTTCTACAGCGGGTATGCCATTACCTAATAGGCCTTTTGAAAAGAGCCATGACATTATAGGCTCAACAATTACACTGTTTAAGGGTAAGGCTTATGCTTCTCCAACAAGTAATTGTTGGGTAGTTGGTGGTGCTACATCTGGTGGTGGAGCTACTGCTGTAAATTTGCAGGATAATACCGTTTATGAACTCACTTTGACTACTCACGGTAGGAGAACTGATATTATAAATGGTAGAAATATGGCTGCTATATTTCCACAGTATACAACTCCATTCTACACTGCTTTAGGCTACACTGCTCTAAATCAAAGGGATGATTTGATGCAGAATATGGCTTATCAAGTTTTACAGGCATCTAATCTTTACCCTAATACACCAGGTGGTAATCAAGAAATAGCAATTGCTATTAATGAACTAGCTACTGGTAATGCACATTCAGTTGTAACCATCTCTGGTTTGACAGTAGGTACTACATTAGTATTATACACAGGTGTAGATGCAACTATATCCCTGACATTAAATCAAGATCAAGTAACTACCCTTCAATCACTAATTGTAGCTAATGGTGGTCCAATAGCAAATACAGCTGTAATTGAAACAGTAAATTTGACTACTGCTGGTTTTGGTAATGCAAATGTAGATCGCTTAGCTATATTAGCTTTGAATGAACAACTTGCGTTCTTTGATAGAATTGCACAGGTTAAACCACGTGTAGTAGTTGGTTTACGTCAAGGCTTTAATCCTAACACTGTATATTTGGAAGAAGTTTCAGTAGCATTTGAAGGTGAAGGTTTGGCTAGGCAATGGCAGCTTTACTATGATGAGACAGATGATCTACGTAAATATGGTAGTTCTCAATACCCTGGAGCTTATGTAATAGATTATCCATCACCTATTGTAGCTAATACTACCTATAACGTGTACATAATCTACCACTTTGATAGGGGTGAATCATCTGATGGTGAACAAGCACAATCAGCATTTTTAACAAATGTTCTTATACCTACAGGTGATACTATTTCTAAAGCTTCTTTTGAAGCAGTAATTAATCCCTATGTTGTATCTCTTAATCTTCAACCGGTAAACCTGTAATAAAAATGAGTTTAACATCACATAAAGTCGCAATAGTTACATTAAATGTAGCTACACATCCATCTTTTAATGGTACAGATTTACCAGCAGGTACATACTCCTTTAATGAAGGAGAATCAATACCAGAAGGTGCAATAATTACTGCTTTACGTAGTGACACTACTACTACCTTTGTTTCTGGTACAAGTGTGACACTTAATATTCCTACAGTAGGCGCTATATCAACTGCTGATGTAACAGCAGACTTAGCTGCTGGTCAAGCTAACTTAGTACTAGCTGCTTCAGCTACTGCTATAAAAGCAACTGCTCCTGGAGCAATGACCTTTACTACAGTAGGTAATTTTACAGTAGGAGTAGCACGTTTTCTTGTAGACTATATAATCTAATAAAAGGGAACATGATTCCACAAAATATATTCATAGATAGTAAAACGCTGGTAAATGGCTTTACGCCTACAGAACCAGGAATGGAATCACCATTCAATTTACAGCAATATATACTAGCAGTAGTAGCTGGAGGTGTATTATCTAATAAACCAGCAGTAGCACAATTAACTAATTCTACAACAGCAGTTACTTTTAACTCTCCAAATGGAGTTATTACTACACAGGCTGTAACTACTGCTAATGGTGCTCCTACAAACTTTACTCTTAATAATAGTCAGATAGTAGCAGGTAGTGTCTTGTTAGTAGCTGTACAATCTTATTCAGGAGTAATAGATACTAATGGTGAACCATCTGTATCTGCTGTAGTTACTGGTGTTGGTACAGCTACTATTACAATCAGTAATAATAATAGTACTAATGCATTAGCTGGAACACTGAACATTTTCTTTACAGTAGCTTAATAGAAAGTATATGTATGAAGGAATAGGTCCAGGCTCTAATTTTACTGCCGGTGTTCTCATTATAGAAGGCAAGCCTTATGATATTTATATTCCCAGGAATATTTATAATAATAGGAATACTGCTAAAAATGATTACTCATTAGCAGCAGTACCAAATGGATCACTTAGCCTAA